CGATGCCAGCCAACCAGTAGGCGTTGTCACCGAGCGCGTGGACACCGAAGAAGGCATGATGTTCAGCGCCAAGATCAGCGCAACGACGCTTGGCAATGACGCTTTGGTCATGGCCTTAGACGGCACCATTGACCAGGTATCGGTTGGCGTAAACCCAACCAAGTTCTCGTATGACGAAGAAGGCACAATGATTATTGAGTCAGCCGACTGGATGGAATTGTCCCTAGTTCCGATTGGCGCTTTTGGCGATGCCGCAAACATCACCAAAGTCGCAGCGAGTATCCACCAAGAACCAGAAGAAGTAGTGTTAAATGAAGAAGTAGTCCCAGAACAGGAGATAGAACCCATGTCAGAAGTAACCGCACCAGCAGTTGAGGCAACAATCCCAACCGCACCAATTTTTGCACAGGCCAAAAAAGAATTTAAACTGCCAAGTGCAGGCGAGTTCATGGCCGCTTATCACATCGGTGGAGACACGTTCAAAAACATGAACGCTGCAGTAGCAGAACACACCGCATCACAGCGCACCGCATTGCAGGCAGCTGCAGGTGACGTGCTCACGACTGACACACCTGGTCTTTTGCCAGTTCCAGTACTTGGACCATTGGTTCAAGACCTAAACTTCTTGCGTCCTGTGGTCGAGGCAGTAGGCGCCCGCGCTTACCCAGACAACGGTCAGTCAAAGACTTTCATTCGTCCAACTATCACCACGCACACCAGCGTTGCATCGCAGTCAGAACTTGCTGCAGCATCAGCAACAACCATGGTGATCGCATCCAACTCGGTCAGCAAGACCACACTTGCCGGTCAAGTAACCTTGTCAGTTCAGGACATTGACTTTACATCGCCAAGCGCAATGCAGTTGATTTTGAATGACCTCATGGGCGAATACATGATTGCATCTGACAACAAAGCAGCAGACGATTTGCTCACCGCAGCAAACTCATCTGGTGTTTGGGACGGAACAGTTGCCGACTTGCTCAAGTCCGTTTACGACGCTGCAAATGACATCTCAAGCAACCGAAACTGGATGCCGACACACATGTTCGTATCGGTAGACGTGTGGTCACAACTTGGACAGCTTGTAGACACAACAAACCGCCCAATCTTCCCATTCATTGGTGCAGGCCTCACCGGTCAAAACGCACTCGGCGGCGGAAGTGCAACATCATGGAACGGCACCCCACTCGGATTGCAATTGGTAGTTGACAGCAACTTCGCTGCCAAGACCATGATCATCACCCGCGTAGGTCAAGGTGCAGGAGATGCTTACGAATTCTACGAATCAATCCGTGGACTCATGAGCGTTGAACAGCCGTCAGTCTTGGGACGCAACATGTCATTCCATGGCTACGTGTCAACCTTTGCTGCAATCGGCGGAATGATTCGCAAGATCACCCAGGCCTAGTCGAGAGCGGAGCAACCGCTCATGGCTACATACACAGTTACTAATAAGTACCTGATTGACAACTTTGCCGTACTGCAACTCCTGACCCCATCGGAGATTGCAGTCGGCAGTTCAATCACGGTCGCTGGAGTTGACGCAACATTTAACGGCACTTACACCGTGCGCGCATTGCCACAGTATTTGTTTTTGGGCATTGATACCGAAGGCGATCTGCTGTACGACTATCAAATACCAATTGCCGATCAGGTGCTTTACGCCAAGACCGCGAGCGATGTCGAGCGTGTCGCCGCGTCTGGCACCGTTGCATATGACCCTGTTTGCACTTGGGTGACGGCCGCGCAGGTCATGTCTTACCTTGGCATTACGATCACAAACCCGTCTGACGATTACACGTTGCTCACGCAATCGGTATCCGCTGGCAACCAGTTCTGCTATCGCAGGCGTCAAGAATCTGGCTATATCGACTCCCTAACGACCTCACCAGGTGGTGACGCAACATTGGGCACTTTGATGTATTGCGCCTCTCTGTGGCGCTCTAGGGGCTCAATAGAGGCAACCTACGCCACGTTTGACGGCATGGGCTCGGCACCACAGCAAAGCCTGACCCCGATCGTCAAGCAGCTGCTTGGCATCCCACGTCCAGCGGTTGCCTAATGTCGTACACCGACCTTTTTAACGAAGCGATTGATGATGTCACAGCAACGCTGACCGCGGTGACTGGACTCCGTGTTGTAAACGATGCAACCAAACTTGTCAGCAACTCGGTTTATTTGGATGCGCCAAACTTCACCACGTTCGCTGGCAACGGCAACATCGTGCGCCTCGAGTTCCCGATCAAGGTCATTGGCTCTGGGCCTGCAGGTCTGCCGGTACTGCGCTCAATCTTGAGCATTGTCGCAAGCGTGCTTGGCTCGTCAATCATTGTCATGGCTGGACGTCCGTCAAGCCTCGAGATTGGTGGCGCGTTGTACCCGTGCTACGACCTTGATTGCGCTATTCAAGCCCAGACCGCATAATCCACAACTACCGAATACAAATCATCTACTATCAGATCAGAACTTAAGGAGCACTAATGGCAACTAGCACGTATCTCTCAAACCCAGTCGTCAAGGTCGGGGCCGCAATCGGCTCCATTGTTGACATCACCGATCAGGTGAGCGCAGCAACATTGACTGTGACTGCAGAAGCACTCGAAGACACCGCATTCGGCTCCACGTCACGCACAATGACGGCAGGCTTGTTCAGCAACTCATTGACCTTGACGGTCTATGCCAGTTATGCGTCAAGCGAGTCCTACGCAGTTTTGGCACCACTCCTCGGCACAAAATGCACAATTAAAGTAAACCCAACCAGCGCAGCAGACAGCGCAACTAACCCTGGCTTTATTTTGACAGACACATACCTGTCAAGCATTCCAGTAATTAACGCATCGCTTGGCGAACTCTCAACTTTTGAGATTGAGTTTCAGGGTGGCACATACAGCGTTGACGTCACCGCATAAATAACGGCTCCAAGCCGACATAGGAGAACCATGAAAATCAAGTTGCAGTTAAAGCGCACCGCCGACAGCGCACCCGAGTATTACTACACAAACCTGTTTGTCATTACCGAATGGGAACGCCTCGAGCGTCGCAACATCCAGCAACTATCAGCCTCACCGCTGTATTCCGATTATGCGTGTTGGATGCATACGATCTTGAAACTTAAAGGCGAACAGGTTGGCGACAACTGGCGTGAATGGATTAGCAAAAACCCTGACATCGACATTCTGCCGGTACTGGACGAGACAGACCCAAACCCTACGGACGCGGCACCTACCGCCGCCAACTAGCAGAGGTTCTCGTCGGGGTCGGTTGGTGGCCTAACGACATTCCGTTTGACGCACGTGATCTAGTGACTGTCATTAAAGTGCTTAACGAGCAGAACAAACGGAGATGATGTGAATGAAGTATCGGCAAAGATTGAGGTTGTAGGGCTTAAAGAAGCCTTAAAGACTCTTAACCAGATTGACAAATCTTTGCGCCGTGAAATCACAAAAGATTATAAGAAGATTGTTCAGCCTGTTATTGACGATGCCAACGCGCTCGTCCCGACTGGTGTTCCTCTGTCTGGTATGGCGCGCAATTGGTCAACCCGATCAGGATTTAAGATGTTGCCGTGGGTGCCTGGCATGAAGCAGAAGATTGCTGCCAAGATCAACACTCGAAATATCAAGGAATACGGCGGTAACAAAAGCAATGTTGGCACGTTTCTCATTCAATGGCAGGGCGCGACTGGCACCATGTTTGACACGTCAAAAGAAGGTGCATTGGGCCGTCAACTAACTGCACGCTATGGCGAGCGTTCGCGAGTAATGTGGAAAGCGTACGTGCAACGCGAAAATGATGTCATGTCCGAGATGGGTCAATTAGTTAAGCGCGTCATGGACGAAGCAAACAGAGAGACCGCGTAATGGCAATTAACATCCCGATCATCAGCGAGTTTGACGGCAAGGGCGTATCTAAGGCCATCAAGCAATTTAAGCAACTTGAGACCACAGGTGAGAAAGCCCAGTTTGCGATCAAGAAGGCTGCCGTTCCTGCAGCTGCGGCGCTCGCTGGTTTGGCTGTTGCCCTAGGCGATGCCACACGCGCGGCGATGGAAGACCAGCAGGAGCAGGCGGCGTTAGCGCTTACTTTGCAGAATGTGACTGGCGCTGGCGCTGCACAGACCGCACAGGTGGAAAAGCAGATCAGCGCGATGAGTCGAGCGTCTGGCGTTGCTGACACCGAGTATCGCAAAGCGTTAGAAGCGCTTGTGCGCGGTACCAAAGATGTTGGCATTGCCATGAACGACATGAACCTTGTCATGGACATCAGCACGGCCACCGGCATGGATTCTGCCAGCGTTGCCGACGCATTGGCTAAGGCTTACCAAGGCAACTTTAAGGCGCTCCGATCTTTAAGCCCAGAGATGTCAACCATGATCAAAGAAGGCGCAAGCCTTAACGAAGTCATGGACGTGCTCGGTGGAACCTTTGGCGGCGCCACAGCAAAGAACGCTGAAACCGCTGCAGGAAAAATGGCAATCCTTAAAAACTCCATTGGCGAAACCAAAGAGTCAATCGGCGCAGCTTTGCTACCCGTGCTCGAAGCCGTGCTACCTGTGCTTAACAAGTTTGCTATGTGGGCTCAAGATAACCCGAAAGCATTCTTGGCTATTGCTGCCGCTATTGGCGCGGTTGCAGCCGCAATTGTTGTCACCAACATCGCCATGGCACTCAACCCGTTTAGCCTTATTGCTGCAGGCGTCGCATTGCTGGTCGTTGCCCTAGTCGCCGCATACAACAAGTTTGAGTGGTTCCGTGACGGCATTAACGCAATTGTCAACACCGTAATCGGCTTCTTTGCCGGCATGGTTAACGCTGCAATCGGCGCGGTCAACGCAATCATTAGCGCCTACAACTCAATTCCGCTGTTGCCAGACATTCCAAAAGCACCAACAGTTCCTGTCCCACAACTTGGCGGTCAAGCACCGTCAGCTGTTGTTGCCAAGAAGATTCCACGTTTAGCCGAGGGTGGCATTGTCAGTTCTCCTACTCTTGCGCTGATCGGTGAAGCAGGCCCAGAAGCCGTTGTGCCATTAGACCAAATGAGAAACGGTAACGGCATCACAATTAACGTGACTGGCGGACTAGCCACTAGCGCAGAAATAGGTCAATCTGTTGTCAACGCATTGCGCGCCTACTCTCGGAGTGCAGGGCCGTTGGCTCTGAACATTGCCTAATGCCAGGCGTCGCCGTTGTTGATTCAGGCAACTATGACCTGCAGATTGCTACAGGATTCCTAGTTGACGCATTCGTTCTTGACGACACGCTCAAAGGCGTTTTAGACAACACCAGTTATGTGCTGGACGGTACAACCGAATTTGCAAGCGTCATGGACTCAACTACAAGCATTACGGCAAAGCGCGGCCGTCGAGACATTGGTGACACGTTTAGCGCTGGCACGATGACATTTACTATCCAAGACGTGGACGGGATCTTTAACCCGTTTGACGAAAATAGTCCGTACTACGACACCGCTGAGGCAAAGCCTGGTCTCGCTCCTATGCGTCAAGTTCGCCTTATTCGATACAGCTCTACAGATGTCCCTGAATTGCTGTACTCGGGCTATGTCGTGAACTATGACTACAACTTTGCGCTTGGCGGTCTTGACACCGTGACCGTGTATTGCGCTGACCAGTTCTATTTGCTGTCACAAACCTATTTAGACGAGTTCAACCCATCAGCCGAAACATCAGGTGCACGCATAGAAACCGTGCTTGATCTGCCAGAAGTTGACTTCCCAGCCTTAGCCCGAGACATCTCAACAGGCACCGTCAACCTTGGCCATGCCGCTGCATACACCGTGCCGGCAGGAACCAACGTGCTGCAATACATTGCCCAAATCAACGACACCGCCGAGTTCGGTCGACTATTTATGTCCCGTGATGGCGTGCTCACATTCCAAGACCGCATTGGAAACACCCTGTCTGCATCTGTGGCCGACTTCCACGATGACGGCACCGAATACAAATACAACGGCGTGGGCATCTCATTTGAGGCTGACGCTGTAGTCAACCGCGTGGTCGTGACAGGCTTAAATGGCAACACGGCAACAGCCACCGACGCAGGGTCAATCGCCACCTACTTTATTCAAACCAACAGCATCACTAACAGCCTGCTACACGAGCAAGGTGCCATTGACACCGCTGCGGCTTACCTGTTGAACCCTGAACCCGAGGCACGGTATACCAGCGTAGAAACCGCATTCCTGATGCTGACAACAGCCCAAAAGGACACCCTGGCAACCCTAGAAATAGGCGACACCATCACCGTAGAAAAAACGTTTCCAAGCGGTGCTGGCACAACCCAACTGGCACAAGAGCTGTCCGTTGAGGGCATTGAGCATTATCTGGACTTCTCTACTGGCCACCGTGTGCTTTACTCAACTGCACCTACCACGATCGTTTTTGAGTTGATCTTGGATGACGCGGTGTATGGCACACTCGACACAGAGAATGTTTTAGGATAAGGAGCACTTATGGGAGCAAACGCAGTAACAACAGTTCCGGTCTATACCGCTGGCGAGGTTCTGACCGCAGCAAATTTAAATATTACAAACTCTGGCGTACCAGTTTTTGCAACGACCACAACGCGCGACGCGGCTTTTGGCGGTGCAGGAGAAAAGACGTTGGCTGAAGGTCAATTTGCCTATATTGAAGCAAGCAACGCTACGCAATACTATGACGGTTCAGCGTGGCAAACATTGGGTGCAACGCCCGGCATGATCTTAGTTACGGCTGGTAGCACGTCAGCCGCGGCGGCTTTAACCCTTGACAACGTGTTTACGTCGTCATATCGAAACTACAAACTTTTCATTGACGGTGTAACCTCGGCAGACGATATCGACGTACCGCTAAAATTTCGCGCAGGCGGTGCAACCAATAGCAACGCAAACTATACGCGTCAATCAATTTCAGCCTCGGCGTCAGGGGTTACACGTTCAATTACAAGCAACGGCACGTCGTTTTCGTCGGTAGTTGCAGGTGGTACAACACGTTTAGTTTTAGAAGCCGCTTTTTATGCACCACAAGCCGCAGTAAATACGGGGTTTTTATCGTCGGGCAACACAATGTCTACAAATAGTTACGCGTATGTAACAGGCGGAACATTTACCGCCGCGACACAATTTGACGGTTTTATTATGACCCCAACTAGCGGAACAATTACGGTCACATATCGTCTTTACGGATTGGCAGACTAATGATCATTCACATCAACGGCATTGAACGCGAAGCAACAGAAGCAGAGACTGCTGAAATTGAAGCCACACGTGCAGAATCAAAAGCCGAAGCAAAAGCCACAGCAAAAGTAGAAGCTGATCGCGCAAAACTTAAAGAAGCCACACTTGTCAAACTTGGACTAACTGCCGACGAAGTAGCCGCGCTCCTGTCCTGATGCGATGGCGTTACCTTATCGGCTACGTCGCGTTAATTGCGGTCGTATTGTGGGGTTGCGCGGGATGTGGTTATGACGGGTCATATCGTTACCCATGCCAAGACCCAGCCAATTGGGAAAAGCCGGAATGCGAACCACCGATCTGCAACCCATCTGGAACGTGCACAAGAGATTTGATTTATGAGACCACGCCTTAAGCCCGAGGAACTGCACGCTCGACTAATTGTGGTTGTTGGCCTAGTTATGGCGTTTGTGTTTGCGCTTACCGTAATTGGATTTGTGTGGTCACTTATGTTTGTCACCCAGCCGATCGGTCATCAATCGCCCAATGACGCCGCGTTCATAGATTTGCTATCCACGCTGACCGTGTTTATGACCGGCACGTTGTCAGGTTTAGTTGCCTCAAACGGACTAAAATCAAAAGCGAAAGAAGGAGCCAAAGATGTTGAAGCCTAAAGACAAAGCCCTACTCGCCTCATACGGTCGCTCGGTCATCGCAGCGGTCATTGCGGTTTACTCAACAGGCAACACAGACCCAGCCGATCTAGGCAAAGCAGCGCTCGCCGCGCTTGTGCCAGTTCTCATCCGATATGTGAACCCTAAAGACCTGGCATTTGGTCGTGGCAATAGCAAAAGCTAAAGCAGGCGTTCCAAACGCACGCGACTACATAGGCAACGCTGACGGTGCATCACCAGCACCACGTGCCGGCATGAACGAATGGATAAAGCAAGCAATCGCTGTATCAAATGGCGCACTTTGGAACAACGGGTCTTGGGGTCAACGTGATATGCGCGGGAAGCCTGGCTCATTGTCGGTTCATGCAACTGGCAGAGCTGTTGATCTGTCGTATCGCAGGAGCGAAAAGAACCCAAAAGCAGGTCGCAAAGAGGCTTTGGTCTTTATTGACAAACTGGTTGCTAATGCCAACGATCTTGGTCTGCAATGTATTTTGGATTACTTCCCAGAACCACAGGGTCGAGCATGGCGTTGCGATCGGTATGCATGGCTCAAATATGACAAGCCAACAATCCACGGTGCACCAGGTGGCGATTGGTTCCACATTGAGATCACACCACAGGCCGCCGACTCGGTGATCTGGGTTAAAGCCGCATTCTTAAAGGTGTTTGGGGAAATCCCACCTAAGGCTTGACCTATCCCCTAAGGTCGAATTACCGACAAAAGGACAGGCGATGACTGAACCACAGATAGTTGACTACAGCGTCTATATAGGCGTGATGGATAACGGTCAAGAAATTCTGGTGCAAATCTTCACAGACCCCGACTCGGGCAAATACTTACAAGGACAAATCGCATTCAGATCGCACGCTTCATCTTGGGGCGTGCCCATACCTTTGGAGAAAAGATGAACTATTTAGCAGAGAAAATTATTGGGCTGGTGCTTTGTACGGTCTTTGGGGTTACGGCGCTCACAGGGGCTCCTAGCGCGTCTAGCGACCTATCTAGCGTCATGCCGTTAGCGCCTATAAGCGTCCAGCCGTACCTAATTGAGCCAACTACGACTACCAGCTCAACGATCTACATTGACCCTTACACGTCGGCTTGTGAGCAGTTCAGCGCGCTTGCCATCAACCTTGGCTGGCCTGCAGATCAACGCACCGTGCTCGAATCTGTGATGGCACGCGAAAGCGGCTGCCGACCGAACGCCCACAACAAAACACTCAACCGTGACAAATCACAAGACTGGGGATTGCTGCAAATCAACGGTCGGTCATGGACAAAATGGCTAATCGGTAAAGGCATCATTACCCAATCGTCAGATCTGTTACAGGCTCAAACTAACTTGCTTGCAGGATTAGAAATATACAACTACGGAGTCGAGCGCTACGGGTTCGGCTGGGGGCCATGGAGCGTCAAATGAGCGAAGGTGTTGCATGGAATCAAGGCGAACTATCAGAAGAAACCCGACGAATGGTAATGGAGCAAATGATGACAACAAAACACGACATGGCAATCTTTAATTTGATTAACGAAATTGCAGACATAAGCACTAATCCGCACGCAAGCATCATTCAGCGTCTTAAAGGCATGAAAAACTCGTTGTCATTAGAAGAACCAATGCCATTGCACGATGTGACTACACTTGATCTTGCAATCAAAGCATTACAAGCACATTCCTAACCGACAAGGAGATTCCGACAATGAAAACCTGCACGATCTGCAAAGAAACCATCGCCTACCCAGAGATAACAGGCAAAACACATTTTGTCTGTGATGGCCGTGTACCGGCACGAAAAAACGCCCCATTTATTGAGGGCATGTTGGCATCACAATCATCTGCTGATGCGCGTTGGACACGACCGCAACAAAATGAGGTTGACGCTGCCATTGTGCACGTTGCGCGGATTAAAGGCTTCTTTACATCTGACGACATTTGGAAGCACCTGGGCGATCAGTTCCCAGTTACCAAGGGCATTGCTGGTCGGCTTAACGCTGCCGCTCGACGTGGCATAATCCGCAATACAGGCGAACTGGCATACGCGCAGCGCGGTGGCGCGCATGACCATGCACAACGCCTATCTGTGTGGGCAGGCATCTGATGGGCTTTGACCTAAGCAACTACGAAACCGTAGAACAGCGTCTAGTTAGGTTCTGGGCTGCATATCCGAACGGGCGCGTCTATACGTGCATGATGAACTACACAGGCGATGCGTGCGTGTTCTATGCAGAGCTCTACGCCGACAAAGAAGACAAAGTGCCAGTCGCTACAGGCTACGCAGAAGAAGTCAAAAGCGACCGCGGTGTCAACGCAACCTCATTCGTAGAAAACTGTGAAACCAGCGCCATCGGTCGCGCCATTGCTAACTGCCCGCTGCAGGCAGCTGCTAGTGGCCCTAGGCCGTCACGCAATGAGATGCAAAAGGTCGAGCGCCTAACCACATCACCACAACCGCAAGTGCACACACCCTCTGGCGCATTTGCTACACCTAAGCAAATTGGTTACATAAAGAAACTAGCCAAAGACAAAGGCATGGATGACCTGGCATTGCTGGAGATGATTCAACTAAATCTTGACGATGACAGCGCCGTGTTAGAGCTACTTAAATCGCATGAAGCATCCAAGATCATTGAGCGCCTGAAATGAGTTACGTGGCATTCAACATAATTGGAATTGTCATGGGCATTTGGGCAACTGTGCTTGTAATGATGTGGCAGGAAAAGAAATGACATTTAATGAAAAGCAAACCGGGGCAACACCTATTGAAATAATTGACTATTTGCGCGGCGTAATTGACACATTGCGCGCTGAAAAAGCGCTGCTAGAAAAGCGATATAAGGATTTAGAAGCAAGCCGCGAAACATGGCAAAAACTGGCGCAAGCATGGGAATGGTTAGCAGACAACAAACGAATTGTGCCCGCCGATGAAGATTGATTCCAAGATCAGCGAAGCCGACTTTAAGGACATGGTGATTAGCGTTGCCAAACGTTACGGATGGTTAGTGCATCACGATCTGCCGGCACAGAACAGTCGAGGACGCTGGATGACAAACGTTCAAGGCGATGCAGGCTTCCCTGATCTGTTCATGGTGCACCCATTCCAAGGCGGTCGGCCATTGGTCATTGAGTTAAAGGCAGAGAAAGGCAAATTGACGCCTGGACAAAAGATTTGGTTAAACGCGTGTGAAATCGCTGGTTGTCATGCAGCGGTCTGGAAGCCCAGCGACATGGAGTACATTCTCTACACCTTGAGCAATCCCAGAGCTTAAACAATCGGCTAGTAGCACGACCTAAGCCATTCGCACGGCAGTTGGTGACACACGGAAACGTGGGTAGATCGGTGCGCCCTGAATTATGCAAGACGAAATGAAACGGGCAAAGCATCGAGGCGAGCTGTAAACATAATCAGCTGAATGCAATTGGGTACCAGGATGGGCAATCTGGTGGGTGGAGCATTCACACATCTATTGACCTGCAGATGACATACAGTTAACAAACAAAGAAAGCACCGACATGAACCCGACAACAAACAACACTTACAACTACCGAGGACAAGGCGCGCAAGCGCCGCGTCAGCGCAAGCGAAGCGCGCGAGCATGACACGCAAACTGACAGAACACGACACCACGGTTTATAAGCAAGCACGTGCGGAACTACTGCGCGACTCACCGATCTGCCATTGGTGCAAGAAAAACACAGCAACAGAACTAGATCACCTAGTCGAATCAGACAAAGGCGGAACAATAGAAGACGGATATGTTGCAGCATGTAAACCATGCAACAGCGCGCGCGGTGCCACGTATCGCAATAAGAAATTGGCAAACGCAAAACAAAACAGGGAAAAAGCAATAAACGATTTTTTATACAGCAATCAAATGCCCCCGAGCCCCATCCATCATTTTGTCGCCACCAGCCAAGATCAGCCTGAACCAGCGCCAACTGGCCACGATCAGCCGAGACTGGAAACGATGATCCCAGACCATGCCGGCTCACTAGCTGGACTTGTGGGGGACATGGCAAAACAGATACTTCACATTGACATGATGCCCTGGCAAAAACATGCACTTGAAGGAATCTTGGCGGTGGACGCCGATAACAAATTTGTGCATCGCTCGAGCCTTGTTTCGGTTGCGCGGCAGAACGGTAAAACAACAATCATCCAAGCGCTTATCTTGTTTTGGCTTGTGGAAATGCCCAAGATACGTGGTGGTAAGCAGACCGTGGTATCTGGCGCGCACCGACTTGATCTTGCGTGTTTGCTCTTTGATGACCTTGCACCAATCCTTGAGGAGTATTACGGCGCCAAGATTGTTAAGTCGTACGGCCGTTATCAGGCCACAATGCCAGACGGCAGCAAGTGGTGGGTCAAAGCATTGAAGCCAAACCAAGGTCACGGTATGAGCATTGACTTAGTTATCGTGGACGAACTCTTTGACGTCAACCCCGACTCCGTTGAAGGCGGACTCCTGCCGGCACAACGCGCTAGAAAGAATCCGTTGGCTTGCTTCTTCTCCACGGCTGGCACCGAGGAATCTGTGCTGTTTCAGCGTTGGCGGGAGGCGGGCATTCGAGCCATTGACAAAGGCGAACCGTCCACGATGTACATGGCGGAATGGTCTCCCGACCCAAGCCTTGACCCGCTGCACCCAGCGTCATGGGCGTGGGGTAATCCTGCACTCGGTCACACGTTAGACATGGACACAATTAGGCAAGAGTCAACTAACCCCGATCGCGCGTCGTTCTTGCGCGCATCGCTAAACCTTTGGGTAAGTGTTGTGCGCGGATGGATTGAGCCAGGGCGTTGGCCGTCCTTGGAATACACAGGTGACATACCTAGCGGTGGGGTCGTGGCGATTGAGTCTTCGCTGGACGACTCCCGATACAGCGCGACTAGATGCGTCAACCTGTCAGACGGTCGGGTGCTTGTCACCGTGGCATTCATCGCCGAGTCAATTACAGAGCTGTGGGAAAACGTGCAGGAACTTGCCAAAGACCCCACGATCAGGTTCGCCCTGTCGCCGACCGTTGACGCCACATGCCCACCGAACATCGAGCGCCGCAGGGTCGTGGTTGGCTACGCAGAACTAGGACGGTTTACACCGCTTGCCAAAAACATGATCGCCGAAGCACGCCTACTGCACACAGGCGAAAAACTGTTAGCCGAACATGTCCAGCGCGCTGTTGCTGTTCGCACCGACAACACGATCGTGCTATCAAGCAAGCGATCACCTGGCCCGATTGAGTTAGCGCGAACAATGGTCTGGGGTATCGGCATGTGTGCCCGTCCAGTCAATAGCGGAAAGCCCATGCTTGTCGCGGTAAATAACTAAGATAAACGCGGCGACCGCGCACCTTGCCTTTTGTCGGAATCGGATAAGTCATGCGCGGTTGCCACTTATATGACAAAGTAGGAACATGGCGATCTTTAACAAAACCAAGAAAGCAGCAATAAGCCCAGCGCCAAGCAAGGCGGCTGCGGCTGGCGGTTTCGCACCTGGTTATTCATCGTCGAATGTTGGCGTAAACATGATCGGCCAGTACTACACCTACCGCGAAGGCGAAGCACGTAACGCTGCAATTAGCGTGCCAACAATTAACCGCGCACGCGATCTAATGGCATCGGTAATCGGCTCAATGAATCTTCGCTCATACAACGAGTTTTGGAACGGCGAAGAAATGGAAAAGATTTACATCGCTCCACGTTCATGGTTGCGCCGACCAGACCCAACAGTTTCGTTCCAGTTCCTTATGAGCTGGACTCTTGATGACCTCATGATGTTTGGGCGCGCGTTCTGGTACATCACCTCACGCACCGCCGACGGATACCCTGCCACGTTCACTCGACTGCCAGCAGGCTCAATTACCACTACCGACATGGCTGGCCCTGTGTGGTTTGCTCCATCGTCACAGGTGTATTTTCAAGGCGGAGAAATTGACCCAGCAAATCTTGTGCAATTCTTGTCTCCAGCACAAGGCCTGATCTATTCGGCACCAGGCGCAATTGAAACCGCGCTAAAACTTGAAGCAGCGCGTAACCGCAACGCATCGTCAAGCATTCCTGCCGGCGTACTTAAGCAAACTGGTGGCGAACCACTTAGCGCGCAAGAACTTGCTGATTTGGCTAGCGCGTTTAATGCCGCTCGCGCAACTAACCAGACTGCAGCTCTAAACGAGTATTTGACATACACGGAAACAAACAGCACACCTGACAAGATGCTGTTGATTGAGGCGTCGCAATATCAAGCGCTTGAAATGTCACGTCTTGCAAACGTGCCACCGTATTTGGTGGGCGTTGCTACTGGCGCTTATTCATACCAGTCATCACAACAAGCGCGCGCCGATCTTTACTTGTTTGGCGTAAAACTGTATGCAGATGCAATTGCTGGCGCTTTGTCAATGGACAACGTGCTGCCGCGCGGAACATACGTCGAGTTTGACGCCGATGAATACCTAGAAGAAAACTTTATGGCCGATCGCATGGACAATGAAGAAGTAGTTGTAAGAGAAAACACTCAAGAGGAGTTAGCACGATGATTAAGTTAATTGCAGGAGAATTCACGGTTGACGCCGCAATCGGCGAAGCACCAAAGCGCACGATCTCTGGAACCGCAGTTCCGTACAACGTGCCGGCAACAGTTTCGGATGGCACAGCTGTGATCTTTCGCCCAGGCTCATTGCCAGTTGAAGGAAAAGCGCCACGCCTGTTTATGTACCACGATGCCAGCCAACCAGTAGGCGTTGTCACCGAGCGCGTGGACACCGAAGAAGGCATGATGTTCAGCGCCAAGATCAGCGCAACGACGCTTGGCAATGACGCTTTGGTCATGGCCTTGGACGGCACCATTGACCAAGTATCGGTTGGCGTAAACCCAACCAAGTTCTCGTATGACGAAGAAGGAACAATGATCATTGAGTCAGCCGACTGGATGGAATTGTCCCTAGTTCCGATCGGCGCTTTTGGCGATGCAGCAAACATCACCAAAGTCGCAGCGAGTATCCACCAAGAGCCAGAAGAAGTAGTGTTAAATGAAGAAGTAGTCCCAGAACAGGAGATAGAACCCATGTCAGAAGTAACCGCACCAGCAGTTGAGGCAACAATCCCAACCGCACCAATTTTCGCACAAGCCAAGCGTGATTTCGTACTGCCAACCGCAGGCGAATTTATGGCCGCTTACCACATCGGTGGAGACACGTTCAAGAACATGAACGCTGCAGTAGCAGAACACACCGCGTCAAAGCGCACCGCACTACAAGCTGCGGCGGGCGATATTTTGACCACAGACACACCCGGGCTCTTGCCAGTTCCAGTACTTGGGCCATTGGTTCAGGACTTGAATTTCTTGCGCCCAGTAGTCGAGGCAGTTGGTGCTCGCGCTTACCCAGACAACGGTCAGCAAAAGACTTTTACACGCCCAACGATTACCACGCACACCAGCGTTGCAACACAGTCAACCGAATTGTCTGCAGTATCTGCAACAACAATGGTCATTGCGGCGAACTCGGTTACCAAAACTACGCTGGCGGGCCAGGTGACCCTCTCCGCACAAGACATCTCGTTCACGAGTCCCGAAGCAATGTCGCTGATTTTGAATGACCTCATGGGCGAATACATGATTGCATCGGACAACCTGGCAGCAGACAACTTGCTCACCGCAGCAACATCATCTGGTGTTTGGGACGGAACAGTTGCCGACTTGTTAAAGAGCGTGTACGACTCAGCAAGCGACATTTCAAGCAACCGCAACTGGCTACCTACCCACATGTTCGTGTCAGTTGACGTCTGGGCGCAATTGGGCCAGCTCGCGGATACAACGGGCCGTCAAATTTTCCCGTTGATTGCAAACGGTCTATCCGGTTACAACGCTGCAGGTTCGCAGAGTGCAACCTCATGGAACGGCAACCCACTCGGCTTGCAGTTGGTAGTTGACAGCAACTTCGCTGCAAAGACCATGATCATCACCCGCGTTGGTCAAGGTGCAGGCGATGCCTACGAGTTCTACGAATCAATTCGTGGATTGCAGTCATTTGAAAATCCTGCAGTTTTGGGACGCAACATGTCATTTCACGGCTTCGTGTCAACGTTTGCTGCAATCCCAGGAATGATTCGCAAGATCACCCAGGCTTAGTCGAGAGCGGAGCAACCGCTCATGGCTACTTACACAGTTACTAACAAGTACCTGATTGACAACTTTGCCGTACTGCAACTCCTAACCCCATCGGAGATTGCAGTCGGCAGTTCAATCACGGTCGCTGGAGTTGACGCAACATTTAACGGCACTTACTCGGTGCGCGCATTGCCACAGTATTTGTTTTTGGGCATTGATACGCAGGGCGACCTGCTGTACGACTATCAGATGCCGATCGCCGATCAGGTGCTTTACGCCAAGACCGCAAGCGATGTCGAGCGTGTCGCCGCGTCTGGGACTGTTGCCAATGACCCTGTTTGCACTTGGGTGACGGCCGCGCAGGTCATGTCTTATCTCGGAATTACTATTGCCAACCCGTCGGACGATTACACCTTGCTCACGCAATCGGTGTCGGCTGGGTGCCAGTTTGCATTTCGCAGAAGGCAGGAGTCGGGCTATATCGACTCCTTAACGACCTCACCAGGCGGTGACGCAACATTGGGCACTTTGATGTATTGCGCCGCTCTGTGGCGCTCTAGGGGCTCAATAGAGGCAACGTACGCCACGTTTGACGGCATGGGTTCAGCACCACAGCAAAGCCTGACCCCGATCGTCAAGCAGCTGCTTGGCATCCCTCGTCCAGCGGTTGCCTGATGTCGTACACCGACCTGTTCAACGAAGCCATTGATGATGTCACCGCAACGCTGACCGCGGTATCTGGTCTGCGAGTTGTAAACGACCCAACCAAACTTGCACCTAATTGTGTTTACCTTGACGCGCCAAACTTCACCACGTTTGCTGGCAACGGCAACATTGTGCGCCTTGAGTTCCCGATAAAAGTCATTGGCTCTGGGCCTGCATGTCTGCCGGTGCTCCGCTCAATTTTGAGCATTGTTGCAAGTGTGCTTAACTCGCCGATCATCGTTATGGCTGGCCGTCCGTCAAGCCTTGAAATTGGCGGCGCGTTGTACCCGTGCTACGACCTTG